GAAAAAATGATGGCTGGTGACGACGAAGGCGATATGGATGATGACGACGAAGCAGAAGAAGAAGCATTTGCTTATGAAGCTGCTGATGAAGAAGTTGAAGAAGCTTCAGACGAAGAAGTTGAAGAAGCTTCAGACGAAGAAGTCGAAGAGTCAAAAGGACCAAAAACAGCTGGCGAAGAAATGCGCGAGTATGTAGAAAAAGTATCAGCTAAAATGGGTGACACAGGTACTAATGGTACTAAGTCAGCTGTAGCTGGTAAAAATGACATGGGCGGAACAGCAAGTAATATTGCACAAGGTAGCGCAGAAGAAAAAGGCGGTACTGGTGCAAGCTCACCAAAAGAAGATAATGCTGGAAACGTCAATGTACCTGGTGGAAAAGCAGCTGACATTAAAGCAGCGCCAGCAGCTAAAAAAGCCGGAGATGCAGCCAATAAAAAATCAGCTATTGGCAGCTAAAAACGTAAGGAAGAATAGATGAAAAACTTACGAGAGCATTTGACATTCGATCAAGCACAAATTATGCTTGAAGGTGCCAATGAAGGTAAAGATCTTTATATGAAAGGTATTTGCATTCAAGGTGATGTCCGCAACGCCAATCAGCGAGTTTATCCTGTAAATGAAATTGGCAGGGCTGTCAAAACTCTCAATGATCAGATAAGCGGAGGATTTAGTGTTCTCGGAGAAGTTGATCATCCAGAAGGCCTTAACATTAACATCGATCGTGTAAGCCATATGATTACAGAAATGTGGATGGATGGCCCAAACGGTTATGGTAAATTAAAAATCCTACCTACTCCAATGGGAAATCTAGTTAAAACAATGCTTGAAGCAGGAGTTAAACTAGGCGTTTCATCAAGAGGTAGCGGAAATGTTTCAGACGACGGTAGCAATACCGTCTCTGACTTTGAAATAATCACTGTGGACGTTGTGGCACAACCAAGCGCCCCTGGTGCATATCCTACACCAATTTACGAACATTTAATGAATGCTCGTGGCGGATATAAGGCATACGAATTAGCACAGGCAACAAGAAATGATACAAAGGCACAAAAGTATCTTAAGGAATCGTTGATTAACATAATCAACAAACTCCAGTAAACTAGGAGAAATAGAAATGATAGATGCACTGAAAACACTTTTTGAAAACGATGTAGTTTCCGAAGAAGTCAGAGCAGAGATCGAAAATGCATGGGAAGCTAAAGTTAACGAAAACCGCCAGAGTGTAGTTGCAGAATTACGTGAAGAGTTTGCTCAAAAGTATGAGCACGATAAATCAACTATGGTGGAAGCAATTGACTCAATGCTTTCTGAGCGTTTAGAAGCTGAAATTGCAGAATTTGCAGAAGATAGAAATCAACTTGCAGAAGCAAAAGCAAAATATGCTGTTGCAATGCGTGAAAATACTAATCTTCTAAAAGATTTTGTTGTTTCTCAGCTACAATCAGAGATCAAAGAACTACGTGACGACAAAGTAGCAATGGCTGAAAACTATGCCAAGCTAGAAGAGTTTATCGTAGAAGCTCTTGCAGGTGAAATTGCAGAATTCCAAGAAGACAAAAAAGACTTAGCTGAAACAAAAGTACGTTTAGTACGTGAAGCTAAGACACACTTCGCTAAAGTCAAAAAAGACTTTATTGAAAGAAGTGCTAAAGCAGTATCTGAAACAGTTAGTAATACGCTTAAAAACGAAATTACTTCACTTAAAGAAGATATTGACACAGCACGTAGAAACGATTTTGGTCGTAAAATCTTCGAAGCATTTGCAGCTGAATATGGTTCTTCATATTTAAATGAAAAATCAGAAACAGCAAAACTTCTAAAAGTTCTTGAAGCAAAAGACAAGCAACTAGCAGAAGCAAAAGTACATGCTAAGAAAGCAATCGAAATTGCAGAATCAAAAGAAGCTGAAAAGAAAGCACTAGTTGAATCTGCAAAGAGAGAAAAGATTATGAACGAACTGATTGCGCCATTAAGCAACGATCAGCGCGAGATTATGACAGACTTACTGGAATCCGTACAAACCGATAGACTACAAAAGTCTTTTGATAAGTACCTACCATCAGTTATCGATGGTCCAGCAAAGCGTAAGGCAGCATTAACAGAGGCAAAAGAAGTAACAGGCAACCGTGATCAAATCATGACAGATAATAAAGCAGACGAAACAGACAACAATGTTGTTGACATTAAACGTCTTGCTGGATTAAATTAAGGAGATAATGATGTCAGAACTATTAGAAAGCCGCTGGCAGGACACCAAAACTGCTCTTCTTG